TAGAATACTTGTTGTTGAACAGCTAGTAAACTCTATTGCTGGAGCTATTACAGGTAGCTTTGCCCCTGCCCCCTCTCAAGGAAGATCTTATGCTCCCCCTATAGCCCCTAGAGGTGTAGATTCTTTAGACGGTGGTGGATACACAGGATCAGGCCCAAGATCAGGTGGCTTAGACGGTAAGGGTGGCTTTATGGCTATGCTACACCCTAGAGAGACTGTAGTAGACCACACTAAAGGTCAGGGTGCTGGCGGTACAGTAGTAAACCAAGTATTCAACATCTCAGCCAATACCTCAGATGATACTAAGAGACTTATAACTCAAACTATAGCACAAGCATCACCATCTATCATCAACCAGTCCGTAGGTGCAGTTATGAACCAAAGACGTAGAGGTGGCTCAATGAAATCAGCATTTGGATAAACTATGGCTATAACTTACCCTCTTAATACCCCCACTACTATAGGAATAGAGAGTATTGAGCTACGAGCTATGAATGCTGTAGCTGTCTCTCAGTCTCCGTTTACATATAAGCAACAAGTAATAGCGCATCAGGGTCAAATCTGGAGTGCCTCAGTCAGTATTCCCTCAGTGCGTAGGGATCTAGCTGCTGACTGGAAAGCTATGTTGGTAGCTCTTAAGGGGTCTGTAGGCACATTTCTACTGGGTGACCCCGACTATGCTACACCTAGAGGTACTATAAGTGGTAGTCCTACTTTATCAGGGTCTGCTGGTAATGACACAGTATCTATCACCCTTACGGGAACTCTACTAGCTGGAGACTATATTCAGTTGGGTTCAGGCTCTGCTGCTAGACTACATCAAGTTTTAGTTAATAGGACTGCTGGTACTGATGTTGACCTAGAGATCTGGCCTAAACTAAGAAGCACATACTCAGGTGAAGCTGTTATCTATAATAATCCAAAAGGTGTCTTTAGGCTTGGTAAGAGTACTACAGCTTGGTCTATAGATAATGCAAGTTTCTACGGTATCTCCTTTGACGCTATAGAGGCTCTACAGTAATGTCTCGTTCCCTACCCTCAGTAATAACTAATGCCTTAGATGATGATGTCGTTAATCCCTTCTTTGCTGTTGAGTTAGACTTTGATGACACAGATGTATTACGTCTGTGGACTGGTGTAGGTACTCTTACATTCGATGGACATGACTGGACTGGCGCTGGTACACTCTTAGGTATCTCAGCTATTGAAGAGACTACAGAGACTGCTGCTAGAGGGGCTGACATTACTATTACAGGTCTACCCTCTGAAGTACTATCTCTAGCTCTCAGTACCCCCTATCAAGGTAGAACCTGTAAGATATACTTTGGTGTTTCTTCCACATCTATGACTGAGATATTCTGTGGCTATATGGATCAGATGAATATTGCTGAAGGTGCTGACACAGGTACTATCCAAGTTAAGGTTGAGAATAAACTTATTGACCTAGAAAGAGCTAGAGTGTCTAGGTATACTGCTGAGTACCAAAGATCTAGGAATATAACTGGTGCAAGTACAGATGCGGGGTTTGATTTTGTAGCTAGTATGCAAGACCAGAAACTTGCTTGGGGTAGGAGTTCTGGAAGCTAATGGCTTTAGATATTGATTTATTAGATAAAAACTCTCAACTTGGAGCTGTTATTAATGCGGCTATAACTTTTGCTGTTGCATATTATGTAGGACCAGCGGCTGGATCTACACTAACAAACCTACAGTTTGCTACTCAATCCGCTGTTGTAGCTTATGGGGCTACTCTTGGAGCGTCAGTATTAACTAAAGCCTTGATGCCTCAACCAGAGCTTAGAGGTGGTGACCAAGGCTATCTAATAACTCAAAGAGGCTCAACTATGCCTCACCAGATTATCTATGGTAAAACTAGGATAGCTGGTGGTATAGTTTTCCAAGGCACAACTCAGGATAATAAATACCTACACACTGTACTAGCTTTTTCTGGACATGAGATAGAAGAGTTTGAGACTATCTATTTTAATGATGAAGTTCTTACATTAAGTGGAAACAATGTTACATCTCCAGCTAAGTATGCTGGTAAAGTTAAGATTGTTAAGAAGCTAGGAACTACTACACAAACTGCTGTTACGTCTTCAGATCTAGGTGTAGCTCCACCCTCACAGTGGACAACAGATTGTAAACTTTTAGCCACAGCCTATCTCTACGTTATGTTAGAATATGACGCTGATGCATTTCCCAATGGCGTACCTGAAGTTACAGCTATAGTTAAGGGTAAGAAGGTCTACGACCCTCGTACAAGTTCTACAGCTTGGTCTGATAACCCTGCCCTATGCTTAAGGGATTACATTACATCAGGCAAAGGTAATAGCAATACAACGATTTACAATTACGGTATTAGTGAAGATATTGAGAGTGTAGATGACTCTCTTGTTACTATAGCTGCTAATGTCTGTGACCATCTAAACTATCCTGTTCTGTCAGGTGGAACTAGGTTCTCCCTTAACGGTGCATTCACTACTAACACTACACCTTACGATGCTATCCAGAACTTGTCTACCTCTATGGGCGGTCTTCTGTGGTATGCTCAGGGTAAGTGGAGAATGAAGCCAGCTTATTACACAGACCCAGTGTTAGATCTTAATGAGGATGACTTAAGATCAGGCATATCAGTTAATACTAGACACTCACGTAGAGATAACTTCAATGTAGTAAAAGGTACATTTAGAGGCCCAGAGAGTGACTATCAGCCATCTGATTTTCCTCAAGTGCCTCTCCTTAACTCAACTACCTACAATGCTTTCCTAGCTGCTGATGGTGGTCAAGAGAGTGTAATTGACTTACAGTTACCTTTCACAGACAACACAACTGAAGCTAGACGTATAGGACTTATAACCTTAGAACGTAATAGGCAGCAGCTTAGTGTACAGGCTACTTTTGGTTTAAGAGCTTTCCAAGTTCAAGTGGGTGATATTATACGTCTTAGCAACACAAGATTTGGATGGACTAATAAGGAGTTTGAAGTTGTCTCTTGGGACTTTGGTGTACAACCTGATTATGATATTCTAGTTAATATATCTCTCAGAGAGATCAGTGAATCTGTCTTTGATGAAGTTTCTGATGGTGCAACATACGAGAGTGACAATACAACTTTACCATCACCATTTGACGTACCACCTGTAGCTGTAGCTCTTACTCAAGACTATAGAATTATCAATGAGCATGTAACTAACGTACTTGTAGTAGATGTGTCAGCTACAGCAGTTGAACGAGTAGACTACGTTGAAGTAGAATTTAAGAAGTCTACAGATTCAACTTACAGTGTCTTAGGCACAGGTGACTTAGGTAGATTTGAAATCTTAGACATTGAGACACCTTTAGCTGGTGCAGCAGGTACTATAGCCTACGATGTTAGAGCTAGAGCTATCAATGCCTTTGGTGTCAAGGGCACTTTCACAGGTGTACAAAAGACTGTAGAAGCTGATACTACTGGCCCCTCTGCCCCATCTACATTTGATAAGCAATTATCTGGTGGTACTCTATTCTTTAGTTGGACTGCCTCTACTGACTTTGATCTGTCGTATTATAAACTGTGGCATAGCTCATCAACTACAGCATCATTCACTGATGGTTCACCTCAAGTCATAATTAATAAGGTTGCTAGACCAGCGACATCAGTAGCCTACCCAGCTTTGTCAGGTACATTCTTTATTGAACCCTATGATAAGTCAGGCAACGAAGGGACTGTAGCTTCTGTTGTTGTTCTACCATCTGAACTACCTGCACTAGGTACATCACAGACTGACACTGAGAACCCAAGTTTCGCTGGTACTAAGACTAACGTAGCTGTAGCTACAGGGCCAAACCCTGATGAGTTAAGACTATCTAGCTTTGCTTCTGCGCCCTCTACAGGTACATATGAGTTCACAGGTTACTTAGACACAGGCTCAACTAGAACTGTAAGGGTATCAACTAACTTAACATCTACTAGGCATCACGCTAATGCTTCTGGAGGATTAGTAAATTGGGATGACATTCCTAACAACTGGGATACTTGGCCTAATAACTGGGACGATTGGTCAGATGAAGACCAGCCCTATGGTGACTTCAGTACAACGATTTATGTAGCTGCAACTAATGATGACCCTGCTGGCTCTCCTACATGGGGATCTTGGATCATAGCTGCTGGTGAACTCACAGGCAGAGCATTTAAATTCAAAGCTGAACTCGACAGCACTAACAACAACGTATCTCCAAGCATAAGCGTCTTGGAAGGGATAGTGGAATACTAATATGGCACAACACGATTACAACATAGCTAACCAAACAGCAGCTAATGCTAGAACCGACATTAATAACGTCCTATCAGCTATAGCTACAAACAACTCAGGTACTGCTGCACCTAGCACTACCTTCGCTAATCAATGGTGGTATGATACTGATGCTTTTATCTTGTACATAAGAGCAAATGGTAATGATGCTTGGATACCTGTAGCTTACCTAGATCAGACAAATGATAAGTTTCGTATCCTAGATGACACACAAGTAGTAAACACTTCTGGCACTCAAACTGGTTTACTAGGAGATCAAGCTACATCTACATGGGAAACTGGGACAGGTACTGTTGAAAGCCTTATATCACCAGCTAAATTAAAAGCTGCAATCGTAGCTCAGCCTACTGTTACTATCGTGCGAGGAGCTACATCGACTGCCACTACTTCTCTAATTCACGTAGCTAGTCATGGTCAGTCATCTAGGCCAGATTTTGTTTGGGGTGAGGTAATTATTACTTCTGCACAGCATGGATATGCGGTTGGTGACTGTATTAAAATTGGCAATGTTTATGAGAGAGATGAAGATGATATTCATATGACTCTCTGGGGTAATGCTACACAGATGGGCTTATCTACAAATACCAGCAACGCCTATAGGTATGTTTCTAACAGATCTACAGGTGCAGATCAACTATTGACAGGACAGTCTATTAGGATTTGTGGAGTTTGGTACGACTAAATGTTAAGGTTTTCTACCGTAGGTTATTAAGGCAGGTAACAAATGGTTGGTCAAAAGGTTTCAGAACTAGCAGCGCAGGAGGCGTAACACATGACGTACAAACTAGGAACACGTAGTTTACAGAACTTGTCAGGAGTACACCCTGATATGCAAGCTGTAGTTAAGAAAGCAATAGAGATCACTGAGGTAGACTTCACAGTCATTGAAGGCATACGTCATATTGATCGTCAAAGACAATTACTCAAAGAGGGTAAGTCAACTACACTTAACTCAAGACACATCACAGGCCATGCTGTAGACATGGTTCCTTGGCCTGTAGATTGGGAAGACTTAGATAGGTTTGAAACTATGGCTGAAGCCATGAAGGATGCAGCAGAAGAGTTAGAGATCCCTATTGTATGGGGCGGTGACTGGAAGAGCTTCTATGATGCACCTCACTTTGAACTTGATCGTAAAGTCTACCCAGCATGAGTAGAGAAGAAGATAATTGGCACCTCTCTAGGAGTGTACCTATAACCCTTATCTTTGGTCTTATAGCTCAAGCAGCAGCTATAGTTTGGACTGTATCCATGATGATGTCAGACATTGAACGTAATGCTGAAGAGATCATGCGTATGCAATCCAGACTATCTGTTGTAGAAGATGCTACACAAAGACAAGCAATATCTATGGCCCGTATAGACGAGAACATTAAAGCAATCCGACAATCAGTAGAAAAGATGGCTAATGAGAAGTAAGGATTGTTATGATAGACCCGTTTACAGCTTTGGCTGCGGTCAAGACTGCTGTCAGTGCAGGTAAAGAACTTGTCTCAGTCACTAAACAGATTGGTGAGTTCTTTGATGGTGTCGATGAACTAAGGAACAACCACAATAAGAAGAAGAACAGTCTCTTCTCAGGTGATGATGAGAACAGTATGGAGACTTTCGTTAAGCTACAGAAGGCTAAGGATGCTGAAGAAGAACTCAGGGCCATTGTGATAGCTACCAGAGGTTACTCCGCTTGGGGTGAGCTACAGGAAATAAGAGCTAGAACACGTAGAGAACGTAAAGAGAAAGAAGCTGCTGAGAAACTCCGTAAGCAAGAGATTGTAGAGAAGGTAGTTGTTATTGGGGGTACAGTAACTGTGTTGTCTATTATAACTGGTATAGCTGTACTCCTGATAATGTCATCAAAGGGGATGCTATAGTGGGTTTAGATGCTAAAGGTACTTTCCCATTCCAGATGTACCAGATCCCTGAGTTTACAGCTACTACAGTAACTACATCACCTATTCTTCCAGCTAAGGTTAGTGCTGATAAGCCAAAGGTTGTAGAGCCAGCTACTCGTAGTGAAGTTACCATAAGACTTGACAAGTACTGGCAAGAGAAGGCTGAAGAACTCTTAAACAGACAGAGAAGTATGGCTGAGTTAGCCTACAGTCCTAATGGTAGAATTGTAGCACCTATAGACGTAGGTAAGATACTAGACGTAGAGGTTTGATATGGAAACTATACTAGCTTGGAAACTACTACCACGACTAATGATGTTAGTTATGACTGGTATGTACATTAGAGTGATTGAGTGGTTTATGTCGTTACCACCAGAGGCTATGACATCACAGGCAACTGCACTCACTGCAACTGTAACTGGAGCCTTAACAGGAGCCTTCGCCGTTTGGTTAGGGAATGAGAGCAAATGATAGGACAAATAATAGGTAGTGTAGTTGGTTTAGCTACAAGTGTAATCGACAGTAAGACACAGATCAAACTTACTGAGGCTGAGATAAAGAAGAAACAGCTTACAGGTGAGATAGACTGGGATCTAGCTGCTATACAGGCTACACAGAATAGCTGGAAAGACGAGTGGATAACCCTACTCTTCAGTATTCCCCTGATACTAGCATTTTGTGGAGATTGGGGTAATGATATAGTACAGGCTGGATTCCTAGCACTTGAGACTATGCCAACATGGTATCAATATAGCCTTGGCGGTATCGTATCAGCATCCATAGGAATTAGGTCAGTATCTAAATTCTTCGGTAAATAATAACAACAAAAAGACTACCTCAGACAAACTTAAGCCCCTGTATCCTTAGTTGGACGCAGGGGCTTTTTCTATTGTGTCATTGCTCTAAACGTGCTGGTTAAAGACTTTAGTAGGTTACTCAGTGTAAAGTAAGCATAGTCTACTTCTTGTTGTAGTTTATGTACCTTCCAGACCAAGTAGAGTGTAATACCTAAGTGTACTAAGTCTACTGACTGATCTAGGCTTATCATTTCTTACTCTCCACCTGTATGAGCTTAGATAAGTACCATTCAGCCTTCTTAAGATCCTCTAAGCCATTCTTGTAGCGCCACCTATGAAGGTACTTAGCTATATTCCCTCGTAGGTAGCCTACAAACTCATCCTTGCTTAAGAAGTCCTCAATGTATTTGATACACTCAATAGTGCCTTGTCCGTAGTGTGGTGGACTATTTACATTATCAGATTCCATCTTACTTAAGTCCCACTTAGCCATTACTATCTCTCCGTTTATGATACTGATTTTAAGATGCCAACTAATAACATGAATACGGCAAGTGTTTCAAGTCCAGTCATTGTTCTCTCCTTATGTTAAGTCTACAAGTTCACAAGTATCACCACTGCAAGCCATTGTCTGACTACCAGCAGTGTTATCTTCATTCTCATACTCTGAAAGTTCAGACCAGTCAATAGCCTTTGGCATAATAGCTAACAACTCTTGGTAGTCTTCTTTAGTACAGTCCTGATAAGGTGCTTGCTGATAAGTATGGTCTGAATGGGGTAAGAACGACACCCCTGACATCTCATCAAAGTGCTTGTATACAAATGCACCCACTTCCATCCACTCCTCATCCCGTACTGAGATCGTCACGCTTGGCTTATGTTCACACCATGATCGTTGATACGTCAACCACATCTCTAGCTGCTCTACGGCTGTCATATCGTTTCTAGTGACTGCCCCTTCTGGTGACTTGATAGGAAAGCTAAAGACTGTCGTAGTATCACCCTTCATAACACAAGGTTCGTTAGGTACACCCTTATCAATCATGAACTTCGTCAACGGGTCCTTGTTATCTCCACGCACAGTACGAACATAATAAGGGCTATGACGAGCATGAATACCACTAGCAGAATCAACAAGTTGGGAGACAGTACCACTTGGTTTAACGCAACTGATAGCAGCAGAAGCAGGGATGTTAAGGCGTTCAGCCCACTCAGCATTCGTAGATATTGCAACATCTTTTAACCTTTCTAATGTTTTATCAAGACCAGCATTCTGACTGGTAGTTAATCTATTATCCATAATGCCTGTTAAAGACACACCTAGTAATCTCTCCTCTTCTGTGTTCTTGTTCCAGATCTTACGCAAGTAAGGGAACTTAGTCATAGACGATTGGATAGT